CTTACTTTATTATCCTCTCATTTACTAGATACGCCTACAGATTTAGCTATAAGACGGTCAACAAGTACGGAAGAAACTGATCGTTTATTCCTTGTTAATAGTGGTAATGGGGAAATGATCGTTTTTAGTTTATTAAGATCTCAAAATGTCATAGCTCCATCACGGATAATAACTTCCGGAAATTTTTTGGCAGTTTCTATAGATGTCGATACTACTTATGTTGCCATAAAAAGGACAATAAATAGTGTTGATAAATATTACATAGAAGTTTTTAACGAAGATTTACATACTGATTCAGCTGTTACCGGAACCGGATCTAATGCCTCAGCTACAGCTTCACATTTACCAAGTACAACAATAGATATACTTAATGATGGTATTGTTGAAGCTCAACAAACAACAAACGGAAGTGGTCAAGTTACTTTTGCTAGAGCATCAACAAGCTCTTATGAAATAGGAATACCTTATGATATTGAAATAAAAACTATGCC